TATAGGAAAATTGATAATCTTACATTTGGATTAGCAATTGAAGCTTTAAAACAAGGAAAAAAGATTACAAGAAGTGGTTGGAATGGTAAAGGAATGTTTTTATTCTATCTTCCAGCAGGAAATATACCTGTTAAAATTATGAGTGATCCATCTTTAATTAAAATAGCAGAAGAAAATGGAGGTAGTTTAGAATGTTTACCTTCTATTAGAATGAAAACTACTGATAATAAAATACTTACTGGATGGTTAGCTTCTTTAACAGATATAGTTGCAGAAGATTGGCAAATAATTGAATAAAATATGAGTTTTAATCTTTTAATCATAGATGAGAATAATATACTAACCATTGATCCTACAGCATTAACTTTTAAAACTATTGCTGATCTATGGAATGATGATAAATCTAAAGATAAGAAGCAGGTTCTACAAGAACTTGCTTTTATCTATTGGATGTATAATTGGAATAGTCTATACTTTAAAGATTATCCAGATGAACAGGAAAGATATAATATGGTTATTACTGAAGTATTCAATGATATAGGATGGAAACCTTCAATGCAAGTTACTGAGACATGTAAACTTTATCAGAGATTACAAGAAGAAGCATATCCAGGTTTAATACATATACAGACAGCTAAGAATACTCTAGGTAAACTTAAAGAGTTCTTAGATAACTTTGAACCTGGAGAGACTACCAAATCTGGAGGATTAGTACTTAAACCTGCTGATATATACACAGCTGTGTCTAAGATGGGAGATGCATTGATTTCAGTTGAAAAGATGGAAGAGAAGATTAAGAAAGAAATGCAACTTGAAGAATCTAAAGTATATGGTGGTGGTAGAGCAGGAACATTTGAAGATGAAGAAAAAACTGATTATTTAAAAAAGAAATGAAAATATATTTGAATTTATTTAATAGAAAATGTATTAATTTTAAACTTCCAATATATAAAGACTATGTATTACATGTTTATAAATATGGAGGTTGGTCAAAATATAATCCTTCCAAAATATACTTTGGTATTACAAGAAATTTTATTGATATTTCTTTTTATAAATTAGACATTACTTTTTATATAGAATTTTTTAAGAAAATTAAATTTGAGACTGATTTACATTATAATATAATAGTAGATGAGGATAAAAATATTGGTTATGAATTTAGACAAATATTAGATTTACATTATAAGAATTGAAACTAACTAATACAGACTTCTTTAGACAAGAAGCTTTAAATTTCCAAGAACAAGGATACTATTGTAAATATCCATCAGATAGTCCTAAAGGAAAAGCTTATTGGAATGAACAGGCTTATAGAAGTATTCATGGATATACAAGGGAAAATGATGGTATCTGGATAACTGGATACCATTATTTTTATTTAAACTTTTGTCCTATTATTATAGCTGAACAAAGTGTTACTACTGATATTAAAGATAATAAAGAAGGTATATCTTTTAAAGGAGATAGGATACAAGGATTTCCAAGTTTTTGGGATGGGGATTATAAGTATTTTCATTACTTAGATCAATGTGAAAATAACATAAACACTCTTAATCATGCTGTAGTTCTCAAGGCTAGAAGAAAAGGTTTTTCTTTTAAAGGAGGAAGTATGTTATGTAGAAATTACTTTCTTATACCAAGAAGTAAATCATATGCATTTGCTTATGAAAAGGAGTTCTTAACTGAAGATGGACTTCTTACTAAAGCTTGGGATATAATGGACTTTATAGATAGTCATACAGCCTGGGCTAAGAGAAGGGGTAAGTATAATCAAGAATTTCATAGAAGGGCTTCATATGTAACAGAAAGTGTTGATGGAGTTTGGATTGAAAAAGGATTTAAGAGTGAAATCATAGGTGTCTCATTTAGAGATAACTGGAATAAGAGTAGGGGCAAAGCGGGTAAATTAGCTTTATATGAAGAAGCAGGGTTCTTTAAGAATCTTTGGAAGAGTTGGAATGTAGGATTACCTTCAATGAAACAGGGTAATATGATTACAGGACTTTCAATAGCCTTTGGTACAGGAGGTTCAGAAGGTGCAGACTTCATGTCCCTTGAAGACATGTTTAATTATCCTGGTAAGTATAGTGTAAATCCATTTCCTTATGATTGGGAAGGTACAGGAAGACTTAAAAATCATGCATTCTTCTTTCCAGATTATTGGAATAGAGATGGATGTATGGATAAAGATGGTAATAGTGATATAGAGAAAGCAATTAAAGAAGTTGAAGCTGAAGTAGAGTTTAAGATTAAAGAAGGAGGTAATTCAGAAGATGTAACAAGACATGTAGCTGAACATCCTTTAAAACCTGCTCATGCTTTAATGAAGATAGGACTTTCTAACTTTCCAGTAGATGATCTAAGAAAACAATTAGAAGAACTTGAAGATAATCCTAAAGAATATAAAGAAAAAGAATACTGGGGCAATTTAATAGAGACTGGAGAAGGTTTAAAATGGAAAGATGATAGAAGTTTAACCCCTATTAATGAATTTCCTTTAAAGGATTTAAGGACTAAGAAAGGGGCTTATTGTATATGGGAAAGACCTATTATATCTGAAGTAGAAGGTAAAATTGCAGATGGTATATATATTGCTGGTCTTGATAGTTATGATGATGATCAAGCCCCTGATAGTCCATCTTTAGGAAGTTTATGGATTATGAACCTTCTTACAGATAGGATTGTAGCAGAATATACAGGTAGACCTGAGACTGCTGAAGATTATTATGTTAATGTAATTAAACTTTTACAATATTATAATGCTCTATGTTGTTATGAAAGAAGAAATAAAGGTATTTATCAATATCTTAAAAGTAATAGTTATCTATCTTTATTAAAACATTTAGCACTTGAACCTAAAATATTAAAAGATCAAAATATAAGTAAAGCAAATACTATAGGAAACAATGCATATGGATTTAATCCTTCAGTTGCAACCAATCAATATGGAAGGGAAGAATTTAAAAAATGGATGTTAACCCAAGCTTATGGAAGAGAAGATGGAGTTAAAAATATTTCAACCATAAGAAGTATACCACTTATAAAAGAAGCAATGTATTGGAATGGAGTAGATAACTTTGATAGGATTTCTGGTATGGGGGCTTTGATGATATTGAGGGCTGATAGAAAAAGATTTATTGAAAGTATGAGGGCTAATCAAGGTAAACCTAAAGAAAAAGAAGATAACTTTTGGAACAAACATTATCCTTCAAATAAACGTATAATGCTATTAGTTGCAAATAAATAAAAATATACATACATTTACAACTTGAAATGACTAATCACAAACTTCATGATAACAGGACACTATGTTTTTCCAGCCCAGGCTGTTCCTGATGCTAAGAAACAAACTGAGGATTGGCAGCATCAATGTATAGATTCTGGTATAACTTCAATTACTGATAAAGGTGAAACTTCTATAAGAAAAAGTAGGTTTAATAAACTCAAGAATTATAACTTCTGGCAACATAGGTTAGATAAGAATGAGATGAGAAAGATAGCAGATCCATTTGGGTTAAACCCAGAGGAAATGCCTATTGATATTAAACATTATCCCATCATTAATAGTAAAATAGATGTATTAGGAGGAGAAGAGTTAAAAAGAAGAGTTGAATGGGTAGTAAGGGCATTATCCCCTGATGTTATAGATGATAAAAAAGAGAAACAAAAAGACCTTATATTAAAAGAAATATTAAGCCAGGTTCAAGAAGATAAAGAATTTGAACCTAATAAATCTAAAAAGAAATTAGAAGAGTTAAGTGAATATATTAAATACTCTTTACAGGATGAAAGAGAAATAAAATCTGATAGGATACTTCAATGGTTATGGAGAAAGCCTGAATTTGACTTTAAGAACCAACTTAATAGGGCATTCTATGACCTTATGATTGCTTCTGAAGAGATAATGTGTATTGATATTATAGGTGATGAACCTGTACCAAGAAAATGTAACCCTTTAAATGTTTATACATTAGGACAATCAGATCTTATTTATATTGATGAAGCTGATATAATTGTAGAAGATGGTTATTATTCACCAGGTTGGGTAGTTGACCATTATTATGAGTGGTTAAGTGAAGATGATATTAAAAGAATAGAAAATAAAGATTTAGACCTATATCAAAACCCAGTATTCTCAGTTACTAATTGGGCTTATCCTTCTACAGTATTTAATAATACAGTTATTGATACTGAAATTATAGAAGTTGAAAGACAATATGGTAACCAGTATGGTAATATGCAAGGTGTATATGTTGCCAGGGTTACATGGAAAAGTTTAAGAAAGACTGGTGATTTAAAATATTATGACCAGGATGGATTGGAACAACATATGGAAGTTCCTGAACAATATAAGATAAATAAAGCAAGGGGTGAAGAAGTAGAATGGTTTTGGAAGACTGAATGGTGGGAAGGTACTAGAATATTACATGATATTTATTTAAAGGTAAGGCCAATACCTGGTAACCTTTGTCCTTATATTGGTATAGTTGCCAATGTAAATGTAAATAGGGCAATGTCTATGATGGACAAAGCCAAATCACTTAATATGTTATATGATATATTTGCTTATAGGTTAGAATTTATACACTCTAAATATGATGGGCCTATTATGGAAATAGACTTGGCAAAGAAACCTGATGACTGGACTACAGAACAATGGTTATATTATGCCAAGAATATGAATTATATGGTTATTGATAGTTTTAGGGAAATTAATAAAGGTGCTGCAACTGGTCAATTAGCTGGTAATTTTAATACTACAGGAAAGATACTTAACCCTGATATGGGTGGATATATACAACAGACCATGCAAATGTTGATGTTTATCCAGAAAGAAATTGATGATATTACAGGTGTAACACCAGCAAGACAAGGAAATACTTCTCAAATTGATACTGTAGGAGGAACTGAAAGATCTGTAATACAATCATCCAATAATACTGAATATTGGTTTAATCTTCATGCTAATTTTACCCAAAGGGTATTAAATAGATATTTGCAATTTGCAGTATATGCATGGAAAGACAAGACTAAACAATTACAATATATACTTGGGGACTTATCTTCAGTTATAGAGGAAATTAATGGTGCTGAACTTCAAGGGATAGATCCTTGTGTATATGTTACTTCATCTCCAGAAGATCAACAATTGTTACAAATGGTAAGACAAGCTGCAACTGATAGTATAAAACAAGGTACTGGTACTATGAGTATGTTACTTGATACTTATTTTAGTAACAGTATGAATGAAATAAGGGTTAAACTTAAAGGTGCTGAAGAACAGAAGATGGAAGCTGAACAACAACAACAGGAACAACAACAACAACTTCAGCAACAAGAATTACAACAAGAACAATGGTATAAATCTGAACAACTTAGAATTGAAGAAGAAGATTCTATTAGGAGAAATGAAGTTGAATATGCTAAGATTGCTGGGCAGATGCCTACTGGAGAAGTTGAACAACAAATTGAGAAACCTCTTGAAAGGGAAAGACTTGAATTTGAAAAAGACAAAGCTTCAAAGGAACAATCAATAAAACAAAAAGGATTAGATTTGAAAAATAAACAACTAATTGATAATAAGGAATTAACTAAACAAAAACTTGCTTTAGAAGAGAAAAGGACTAAAGCAATATCTAAGAGAAAATGATAGATTTAGCTATACACATCTCAGTTTATTTCACTATGTATGTATTAACAATGAATAATATAACTTAATTTTACACTAATATTTTTTGCTATATGGAAGGGATCAATGACTTATTTGGTAATATAGACTTGATTGGAGAAAATCAGGTTATAGAACTTGAAGAGGTAAGTCCTAATACTGGAGGAGAAGGTGAAGACTCTAAAGGTAAGGAAATTACTAAGGAAACTAAAACTGTTACTAAGGATAAACCTGAATTAAAGGTAACAGATTTGAATACTGAATTAATAGATGTACAAGATGCACCTATAGAAGAAGAAACTACAGAAGAAACTACCCCTTCTTCTAAAGATAAAAAAGATAAAGAAAGTACCTCTTCTTCTTCACCAGTTGAATATAAACCATTTGCTGATTTATCAAAGATGTTTTTTGAGGAAGGGGTTATTACAGAGGAAGTAAATGATGAATCTTTTAATAAACTTGTAGAGGAAGAAGGAGGTGATCCAGTTAAAGCTGTATCTACCCTTATTGCAAGGACTGTTGAAAATGTACATCAAGATTGGATAGATACTTATCCTCCTATTATCCAGGATATGTTGAAATCTTATCATGCTAATTTACCACTTGACAAGATCTTTAGTATTAAAAGTAACCAGATTCAACTTGATGGTATTTCAGATGAAAAGATCTCAGATGATAATAATGTAGATTTAAGAAAACAGATATTAACTGAACACTTAAAGTTAACTACTAAATTCTCTGATGAAAAGATTAAAAAAACTGTAGATAATACAGTACAACTTGGAGAAGATATTGAAGAATCAAAAATTGCTTTAAAAGAATTAAAAGGTTTTAGAAAAGAAGAAGAAGCTAATATAAAAGCTGAAGTTGTTAAACAACAGGAACTTCTTAGAAAGAACCATCAAGATAGAATTGATAATATTAAGAAAGATGTATATAATACCAAAGAAATTATTCCTGGTATACAACTTCAGAAAGTTGAACAAGATGCACTTGCAAAATCAATGACAACTATTGTCTATACAGATGATAGGGGTATAGGGATGACAGATGTAGATTATGCATTTGCCCAATATCCTTTAGAGATGCGTAAGGCATTACATTATTATAATTTAAAAGGATTATTTAAAGTAGACCCTAAGACTAAGACTTGGGCACCTGATTTTTCTAAAGTTACCAATAGTATAAAAACTAATATGGTAAAGAATGAGAAGGAAAAAGCTTCAGGGGCAAGACAATATAGGTCAGGGGATTCTACAATAGATGAAAATGAAAATACAAAAGTAGATCTTGCTAAGTCAATTACTGGTTGGCTTAAAGAGAAAAATCCAGAAACTTAACCAATTTAATATAATATCAAATGAAAGTTAACGCGTTACAACTGTACGATAGCAAAGGTTGGTCAGGTATGACAACTGATAACCATTTAAGTGCTATTGGAGCTAAAAACCCACAGATTATATCTAATACCGTGGAATATCTTTATCCTATAAGTGGACCTTATAATCCAGGTGGAGAAGATATATTCTCAATTCTTAATAAATTTTCTGTAATGTATATAGATGATGCTGATATTCCATATCAGTGGTATCTATCAGATAGGGAAGATAGGTCTATAGCATTACTTGCTTATGGTGATAGTTCCCTGGCTGCAATAGATTTTCCAGGAAAAGCCAATTCAAGTTTTTATGTAAAATTTGCAGAAGATTATTTTGGCCCACAAACTGTAATAGGTTCTGATAAAAAAGAAACTTATCAGTTACAAATTGTAGGTGATGCAATTTCTTCTGATGCTTCTGGTGCTGTATATGAAGTAAGG